TTGATAACTCAGAAGTTGGCACACAAGAGTACGGTGGCGCCAGAGTGATTCCAAGCAGCGAAGAATTTAGGCCGTAATGGCTAGGCCCCTAAGCCCTAGGGTGGCGGCTTACGCAAGGCAAGCCGTTTTGAGCTACCACAACATCGAAATAGAGGTTGCTAGCCAACTGGTGTCTGCCCTAGACGAAGCAACTGGAATGATCACAACTACTTTTGACGGCGAATTTACTGGGTACGCAGGAACTGGCAGATTTTGGTTGTCAAACGATGGCGTTGTATCAAGCGTAGGAGATGGAGATTACTCCACTATTTCTACCTATATTTCTATACCGTGGGATGCTACTCCGGTTCCAGACTTGGATGAATACATAGTAGTTACATCGTCCTATGAAGACCCCACCTTAGAGGGGAAGATATACCGAATCGTGGGCGTAGATGGGGGAGGCTTTCTAAGAGCCGCTAGAAGGCTCCAGGTGGTCGCTGTGAGTGAGAACCGAGACACCCGTGGATGACATTCAAAAGACCACCAGAATGCTCCGTAATAAGGCTGAAGGGGCTCCTGATCAGGCTAAGAAAGTTATGCTTGCTATAGCCGAGGGATTACAGCGCGACATCCAAGAAAGAGCTCCTAAAAAGACCGGAGCTATGGCTGCCTCAATCAAGGTTGAATTTAGCGATCCTATGACCGTTAAAGTCACAGGTAGTGCTGTGGCTGGTTATCAGGAATACGGGACTAAGCCTCACATTATTCTTCCAAAGAATAAGCCGTATTTGGTTTTTAAAACCAAGGACGGGAAGACTATTAGGACTAAAAGAGTAAATCACCCAGGCACCAAGCCTCAGCCGTTTATAAGACCGGCTGTTAATGAGGTTATGGAAGATCTGGGTGATAAGTTAGGGCGTATGGGGGCAGCACTAAATGACTACGAAGGTGGCGCATGATAGAGCGCAGGAAGCTCACTGAGGAGTTATTCACCACGCTCCAAAATGATCTGGTTGTGGGTCTATCTAACCGCCCCCAATCTGGTGGCTGGGACGGAGTACCAAATGACAACGGTACTAACTTCGTCCCTTTTTGCGTATTAAGCCCTGAAGCCGCTACTAGATCTAGCGGTCCTTTGGGTATTCCTCCTACCGAGTGGCAATTGCCTTATAACCTTGGTTGCTATGGGGTTTCGCCTAACCAGGCAGAATGGGTGGCTGATAAAGCCAGAGGGCTACTAATGGCCCTAAATAATACTTCGGTTGTGCTAGGAGACTCTAGTTACCGGATACAGCAGGTCTACCCCAGTGCGATTGGCGCTATCCGTAGAATAGATACAACTGATCCCAAATATTGGGGTCAGAATGATTCATACACAGTATGGCTGAGCAAGGAGAACTGATGGCTAGCGCAAAGATAACCATTACCAAGGATGGGAAGACTAGAGAGATAGCTCCTGGTGTTCTTATCACTTGGGAAAAACGTGGATGGACCGCTGCCAATACAGCCCCAACCACAGTTACTGTAACCGAGGCTTTTTTTAAGCCTAAGAAAAATGAAGAAATACCTGCTGACGTGACACCGGAGGCAGAATTAGAACAAGAGCAAGACCAAACCTATAACCAGGCCGAGACCAGGGAGTTCTGAATATGGCCAAGATTATCCCGAACCAGAATACCTGGATCGGCTTCAAGAGCACGATCGCTGATACAGTCGACCTTATTCCTACCGAAGCAGAAATTGGATTGGCTGAAGACGTTACTCCATTCGTTATTTCGCTTAACGCATCTAGCCAAGGTAACGTTGTTCCTACGCCTTCATTGGACTCGTTGTTTGAGACCAGCATCCCTGGTACCTCGCAGGCCACGTTCTCCGGTGACTTTTACCGCGATGACGATGCCGACACCGCTTGGGACACTTTTAACCGTGGAGAGAGCGGATACTTTTTTGTATCCCGTTTTGGCGGCTCAAACGCCGTCACTCACGAGCCAGAAACAGGCGACACGGTGGAAGTCTGGCCAGTATTCATTGTTTCTAAGACGATGGCAAACATGGCTAACAACACAGTTGAGACGTTCACGCTTACGTGCTCTGTGCCAGTTGAGCCTAACGAAGACGCTACTGTAGCGTAGCCACTAGCTTGAAAGGAGCCTGCGATGCCCACGCAGGAACCCGTTACAACCGAAAATATAGAGGAGAACGACGTGCCCACGTCTACCGAAGCAAAGACCACCACTGCTCGCCGTAAGCAAAGCGACGCGTCCAAGCGCGCAACCTTTGAAATGCTTAAGAATAAAAAGCGCAGAGAAAAAGAAATAACCGTTTATTTGAATGACACAGATTCGGTTACCCTTCAGCTCCAAGCTATCGGCGCGCAAGAGTATGACCGATTGGTTACTAAGTTCCCTCCAACTACCGAGCAACGCATTGAAGGCTCCTCGTACAACATTAACGCCTTTGCTCCGGCGCTTCTAGCTGCGGTAGTTGTTGAGCCTGACATGACCGCGAAAGAGTGGGAAGAAATATGGAACTCTCCAGATTGGAACCGCGGCGAAGTCGTTGATTTGTTTGGTGCTGCAGCAGGTCTTTGCGTGCAGGGCCTAGATATCCCTCTTTCGTGAGAGGCTGAGGTACGACCCCACCCTTTATCTGGAACTCAGTCTCTGCGATCAGTGGGGTTTGCCCCACTCTGGTTTTTTGGAGTGGTCAGTAGAGGACCGCTCTAAGGCTCTTGCATTCGCCATTGAAAAGAACAGCAAGTGTGGCTTGTGTGGTACGGCAGAATGGGAATGGGAAGAAGATAAAAGGTCTTATTCTCCGGTTGAGCACTTCTGTCTAGGTTGCTATCTCAAGTCCCAGCTTGAGGATGAATCTGGCAGTCAGCCGGGAACAACCATTCGTCTAGTTCCCTCTCATTCAATTGAGAACCAGAAACGTCTTCTAGATCAGAAGAAGGCGTACTTGCGGAGGAGGGAGCGGTAGTAGTGGACGACGAAGCCATGAATCCTACCGTAACTCTAAACGCGAACGTAGATCCCTATGTACAGGGGATGAATCAGGCTGCTGAGGTTACGCAGGCTACTACTGAATCAATTGGCAAGCTTAATGCTGCAGCAGAAAAAGTATCTTCTGCTTGGAAGAAAACAGCGCAGGGACTCCAAGTTATTGGAGGGGGAAGCTTAGCCGGATTAACAGCGCTGGCACTGGCGGCAGATAACGCCAATAAGCAACTGAGCACCTTGTCCTCTACAGCCGCTATTACTGGCAAAGAAGTTTCATTTGTCCAAAAATCTATTTCTGGCATTGCTTCCGGTTCTTCTAAATCGCGTGGAGAAATTGCTGATCTAACCACTCAGATTTCAAAGCTTGGTATTACTTCTCAACAGCAAATGGTCGATTTAACCGGCCTATTTGGCAAGATGGGTTCTGCTACAGGCGAGCCATCCGGCGGTCTAGCGGAACAGCTTACTCAGCTTAACCGGACTATGGGTTCGTTGGATACCCAGAGTTTTAAGAAATACGCTGACTCAACCACATATCTTTCTGCAAAACTTGGTGTTTCTGCTACTGGCGTTCTTTCATTCGCCAACGCTATCGCCCCGTTCACCCGTGCTGCTGGAATTGGCGAAACTGCAACCCTTGGGCTGGGAGCTGCGTTCAGTAAGGCTGGAGCAGACGGGGCAGTTGCTGCTAACACCTTCTCCCAGATTACTTCCGAGATCTCTAACTCCATACAAGACGGGTCTCCTAATCTTCGTAAATACGCAGATATTGTTGGAAAAACTTTAGACGAGTTCAAGAATACTGACGCAGCCGAGCGCCTTGCCGAGGTTATTGACTCCATCAACACGGCTGGACCGAAGGCTGGACGAATTCTGTCTAACTTGGGGTTTGACGGAGTTAGAGCGGCCCGTTCGCTCCAACAGGTAGCTTCTGAGTCCGGCGGCATACGCCAAGCGCTTGGAATCGCTGGAGAGGGCGAAGGATCTGTAGAAAAAGGATCCAAGGCTGCTGAAGCTAATTTGAGCGACCAGTTTGCAAAGGTACGCAACAACACTCAGAACTTGAGTATTTCTTTAGGACAACAATTACTTGGTCCTATGACTGTAGCCGCCAAGGCATTTTCTGGGATTACATCAGTGGCCGCTAAAGCCACGGAGATTTTCTCCCCTCTGGTTAAGGTCATAGGCCTTCTTGCCGGAGCGTTCCTGTTGCTGGGTACTGCCATGAGAGCGGCCTCAATATCAAGCGCAGTTAACAGCGTTGGCTGGCTAGCAAGAGGGGCTGCGGTATCTGGCACGTTGGCCGGTATAAGAGCAGGAAGGGCTGGGGGATTAGATACGGCAGCTGGGCAAAACGCCGCAGGAGTGGCTGGTCAAAGATACGCCGCAAATGAACTTGGGCGCGGATCTGCCATGTTTATGAACGCTGGTAACAGAGTCGGTCAATTTATGTCTAACTCTGGCCTGGCTGCTGGAGCTAACCGAACAATGGCTCAAGTGTTGCGCGGAGCTTCATTTATTCCTCGCATATTGGGATCGTACTACGACGACGCTAGCAAGCCTTTTTATGAAAGATCTCCCATTACTGGAAAAATGCAGCCAAGCGAACGCGGTGCTCCTGGCGCTACTAGCGCCCCATCCATGATGGCTTCTGCAATGCGAAACCCGATTCAAACCTTAAGGGGCCTTAAAGAGGGTCTGGTTGACCCTAGATCTGTTAAGGGCTGGGAAACAGGTACTAGCGCGCAACAAATGTTTGCTAGAGCTCAAATTGGTATGCAAGATGCTCAGGCAAAATATGGTAAAAGCATGGAGCGTTTTCAAACAGCGTTTGACAAAGGAAGAATTTCTGAAGAAAGACTGAATCATCTAAAAGACCAAGCCTATAAGCGACTCCTAAAAGAGCAGTCAGCTATTGCTACTGGTGGCTATGGCCAAAAATTTGCTGAAGAGATTGGTAAGTCTGGGTCCATTGCAAAAGAGAATGGACGTCTTATGGGGGAAAGCTTTAAGGCGATGGGGAAAAACATTCGAAGCGCTGGGATAAACATTGCTGCTGCTGGTGGAAGGCTGCTTGGTTCAGTAGGAATGATGGTTGCTTCTCCTATGGGAGCCATATTAGCTGCTACGGCTATATACAGCACTGCAAGAAGCATCCAGCAAAAAACTGGCGAGGGCGCGAAGGCAGAGTTAAACGCAAATAATCTATCCCAGTATCAACAGGCTGCTGGGCAGTCTGGTACTGGCGGGGTAAAGCTAAAAGACCTGCTCAAGGCAGAGTCTCAAAGCAATGCGAAATTAGACCAAGACTGGTCAAAAATTAGCGAGTCCGACACTGCGTTTGCTCAAAAAAATCCAGGTATGACCGATAAACGGTTGATTGGAGCTAGTCAAACTAGCGCCTTGGCGTTTTTGCGTACAAATGTTGGAAAGACTGAAGGAAACGAAAAGGTACTTTCGCAAATTTCTGCGGACCTTGTTAGGCAATTTGGCGCAACAGCTGCGCAGGGGATAGTAGATTCCTTTAAAAACAAGAGCGACGCAACTTTCGAAGATTATCAAAATCTAGCTCAACTGCAAAAAAGAGAATTTGACCGTTCAGGATACTTTAACCGGAACTCTGGATTTGGTAGCGCTCAGGGTTTGCAGGCATTAATCAGCGGTAATCTAAACTCGATTGAGCAAAGAGCTGGAAATGTTGGCAGCGTTTATGGAACCGAAACAGGCTCTGCTTACCGCGCTCAACAAATGAACGCAGCTACTGGGATGCTGGCAGGAGGAGGCACTAATGCCTCTGGAGTGCGTGCGCTTGGGGAGGGCGCGCTAGCTCTTACAGGTGTTGGGTCTGCTTTTATAGGAAAAGACGCAAACCAATCAAATACTGCTTACAACAACGCGCAAGCAAATATTTTTAAGGGATTTGGACTGCAGGGTAGGTACGCGCAAAGCAATCAAGAATACCAATCTTATTTCAGAAAATTAGAAGACGAGTATGGTGGCGGAGCACGCCTTGGATATAGCTACTCAGGTTTAATGAATTATGCCTCGGGTAAGGAACTTGACTTAAACAAGCAGGAAGACAAACAAAAGGCTATTCAGGGATATATTGCTGATCGTGGTGGTAGCAGAGGTAAAGACATTGTTAATCAGGTGTGGGGTGAATATGCCGGAATGTCTTCTGCCGATTTGGACGCAAAAGTCAAGGATGGTCTCTCTAAAACCCCGAAGGCCGAAAACAACGAAGTTTTTAAGAATCAGGTTGCCCTAGTTGGAAAGCAGTACGGAGGAGATGGAAAAGACGTATCTACTTCTGTATTGCAAAATACAAAGGCAATATCGGCTCTTACCGAGCAGGTAGGAAACGCTGCCGTTCAGTTTAGTGCTGCCGGATCTTTAGCTGCTGACGCTGTTAAAAAGGCGGGAGGGGATTTTGACAAGGCTGCCGGAATCCTGCAGGCTATGGCAGCAACCACTGGTAATCCAGCGGCTCAAGAACTTTACAACCAGACAGTATCTCAAATACGGCAAATCAAAAATATTCAGGGTCCAGTTCAAGGTATGGCTGACAGAGGAAAGATTGCGCAAGACGCGTTTGAATTTGAAACAAAAGTTAATTCTAAAGGCGGTCCTATATCTGATGCCAATGCAGAAAAGCTTAAAGAAGGCAGAGCTACTCAAGAAGCAGCAGCTGGAGAATTTAAGCAGTTCCTGGTAAGCGTAATTCAAACACTGCGCTCTTACAACAAGCAAGTTAAGCGCTCAAACGAAGACTTTAGCCTCCAGCAAGAACGAGCAAGACTTGCTTTTGACAAAAATATCAAGCGCCAAATTGAAGATATGGCTAGTTCTCTGGCTGATCCTTATTCGCGAATACCTGCTCGCAGCACTCAAAGCACGTCAGCTATTGGCCAAAACATTGACGAGCAGAACCAAGTTTTCGACACTCAAAACAAAAACCTTAAAAAGGCAGAACAACTTGGTTTGGATAAAAAGACTATCCAATTCCTTGATTTGGCTAACCCAGAAAAAGCTCAACAACTTGCTCGTATAGTTGACGAAGCTGGGACCGATCCTAAGTCTGTTCAGCGCCTTAATAACTCGGTAAAAGAGCGTTTGCGTATTGTCGAAGAATCCCTAAAGAGCGGCTATAACAAGGTCTATGACCGTGCCGTTGAAGACTTCAATCTGGCTATGCAGCAAGGAGCTGATGACTTTAACAAAGCTATGGAGCGTTTAGCCACTGACGTCAAAGATAATTTTACTGAAATTACAGGTGGTTATGACAAGTTAATTGGTGAGATTAAGCGCTTGGGTGGAGATGCAATTGGAGTAATGAAGCGTATTGATGCTTACTGGGCAAAATCCAAATTTCTACGAGGGGACGCAGAAGTCAGTGATCCAGGCACACCGACTGATCCTCCGAAAAATCAGACTACGAAGACAACGAATCCGCCTACTCCACCTCAGTGGAACAGTAAAGGTCAGATAGTTGACCCTGCTCCAACCCCTCCTGGTGATCAAAAAGATTCTGATGGGCGTTCAGTAGTAAACCCTGTTGGCTTGTACGGTTTTGCCAACCCCCCTTCCGCAGATTGGGTAAAAAGAAATACATTTGGGTGGTCACCAAATAACCCGCCATTTGGGGAATACAACGAAACTGGAAAGTGGGTCCAGTTAACGTCAACAGGTATGGGCAAGAACTGGATTTGGTTTGACTATGACCAATCTCCAGATAAATTTGACCAAGTAGACGCTGACGGAAAAATGCTTAAAGTAGCAATACACAGGGCATACGGCGGTTCTTTGAGCGCGGGTAATTCTTACGTTGTAGGGGAAAAAGGACCCGAGCTTCTCCAAGGCGTATCTGGCCATATAGTGCCCTCCACGTCCTTCCAGAGCTCCGTAGCGCGTGAGACGGTACAGATGATGCGGGTAGCTGGTTTCCAGACTCCTGCGGCCTACCAGGGGCCTCAGAGCACCAATGTAGATAACTCCACCAAGATCATGGGCGGACAGTTCACTGTGGTGTCTGGAGACCCTGATGAGATGGGGCGCAAGCTCAAGGGCAAGGATCGCTTAGATCGCCTACGCGGAGTAGTAAAAAACGGCTAAGCAAGCGGTTTTGGGCAAATAAAAAAAGCCCCCACCCCCCGAAGGGGGCAGGGACTCCTTTACTTAGCTTGTGCAAATACAGCAGGGTTTGGCTTTACGCCTTCAATGCTAGAACAGCACTCTTTCGCGCTTTCTTTTGCGTTGCCGTAGTTCTCTGAGGAATAAGAACTTCCACAGGCACCACAGAGCCACTCCTGATTATCATCTCTAGGTTGGCAATTTAGTTCTTTGACCTGAGAGTAGCAGTTAGGACATTCCCAAGTTTCCATCGGATCATCTTCTGGCTTATAGCCAATTTCATATCCGCCAGCATCTGGGTTACTGCCGTCCTCGTAAATCTTGACTTCTCTCCAATCAATTACAACTATTTCGTAGGAAGTCCAATCATCGTTGTCCTTCCACGAGTTGCAATAGTGGCAGTAAGTCTCTTGCGTTGCATCTTCGTTACTCTTCTGAATTGCAAACATGCCTCATCTCCTTTGTTAAAGAGTGGCCTAACGACATACCCGATAGGAACAGCATTTGCTCTTCTTCTGTGCTGCACAGGGTAGATAGGGCCGTCTCCTTGATAAATACGGCTGTTTCGTTGGTAATCATGTTGGAGAGGTTTTCGATGATTCTGTCAAACTTGGCAGATCCACTTTCTTCATCTCCAGCAACTGTCTTAAACACTCTGACAAAATCTTCGGGGGTGATCTTGTTTTCCTCCACCGATCCTTCGTCAATGCGTCCAGCCAAATAACCGTGGTACACGAACAGGGGGATGGTTCGGATCATCAGAGCAAGAATCACTTCGTCGTTTTTCAAGAAGTGCTCTTTGTCAACCGTGTCTTCCCCTGCCGCCATAGCCTGAAGGTTAAGGTCCTCAAGCGATGTCTCCAAGCTATTGCTGGTTAGTTCTCCTGCCCACTTCGCCAATGTCTCTAAGTCAAAGACATCTGAGATTACTTCCTCAGTTGTATCTGAGGTTTCAGATATAGACCTATCGGCTAAATCTGCTTGCTTAACATTTAGCCTGTCGGCTACTTGTTCCATGAGCATGGAAGATGCTCTAGAGAGTTTAATCAAGGTTTGCATTTCGCTACTCATTTGGTGGTAACCACTTTCTCTAGATTTGATGTAATCTCGTTTTTATCGTTTGCTTTTAGCGCGTTGTTCTTGATTAACGAAATTGCCGAAGTGGCTACTACGCCCATTACGGTCCTGGCCTCGTGAGCTAGATACTTGGAGAGAGTCATTTCGGACTCAACTCCGTTGATGTTAACTCGTACTACTTGAGATCCAATCTGGCTAGCAATCTCTGTTAATCTCGAAGCGTCTTTCATGGTTACTCCATTTCGTTGTTATCTTCCATAGCGAAACGAACCGTGATTGATCCGTTCCTAACCAGTGCTGCAAGGAACTCCGTTGTTTCAACCGCAACGGTGAAGTCTGGGTTACCAGCTCCGTTTGGATCCTCATTTGTAGGTGCGCTTTCTGTGCCCCAGATGATTCCCGCCGCAAAGAAATTAAAAGCAATCGCGGAAAAAACATGGTTCATTGCGTTTTCGTCTTCGTCAGTGGCAAGGTCTGTTACATCCTCAATAGCCTGACTAACAAATTGGTCAAGAACCTCTAGGAACTGCTGGGTTTGTTCGTGGTTGAACATTTGCTTTGATACTTCGTCTGCCAATTCGACAGCACTTGATATGCCGATCATTTTTTCTCCTTATTGTTTGTTGTTGGCGTGCGCCTGGTTGGATTCGAACCAACGACCAACGGATTAGAAGTCCGTTGCTCTATCCTCTGAGCTACAAGCGCGTGGGGCGACTGGGACTTGAACCCAGGACCGACGGATTATGAGTCCGCTGCTCTGACCAGCTGAGCTACCGCCCCCCTCGCCTATACCGAGAGATTGAACATTGACACTGTAATGGGTTGGTACTCCCCAGCGTCAACAAAGGTTACTTCTGAGTTGTACAAGTACATCTTCTTGTCACGGAAGACGTATCTGTACAAGGAGCCATCTTCACCGCGCCAGTCCAGATATTGATCATCTGGGATGAACGGGGCTAGTGCTTGGACAAATACATCCTCGCACATGGCTTTGTTATCGTAGTACTCAATCAGGAGGTTCAGGTCTTTGTCGTACCTGCACTCATAGCCAACCAAATCTAGAATCTCAAGAGCGCTTTCAGCAGTCTTGTGATAGTCGGCTGGCATTCCGGCAAACACCTTTTCTCCTGAGCTTAACCCAGTCTTCAAATCGTCATTTTCATTTAGACGCTTCAAAGCCTCAAACGCCCTGCCCAAATGCGCGGCAGGGATCTTGACAGTGCTGTCAGTCAACTGAACGTAGTACCCCATGATTGCGGGCTCCTTTCGGCTCTTGGACCCTGACAACTTCCTTCTCGTAGTCAAACACTTCATCAGAAGGATTAACAGGTGCGGAAGTTGTCTGCTCCTTGAGGATGGTTGATGGTCGCAAGAAACTTTGCTGACCACCGTTGAACACTACTCCATCAACCTCGTGGCAGTAGGCAAGAACCCCAGCCCTAATCAAAGCGTCAGACAGGGTTGGGTAGAACTCTTCCCACTCGTTGGCTACAAAATCAGTCCACGAGAGTTGGAATACGTACTCTGATGTTCCAAACATGTCGTTCTGGTGCTCGAATCGCTTGATCGTCACACCAGTAACGTTATACAACTCAAAGAAGACAACTTCTTGAGGTCGGTTGATTTCAGACATCTTCTTGTTTTTCCTTCCATTCGTATCGGATGTAACTGCTGATGCGGTGTACCACGTTTGCCTGCGCTATTGCGTAAGCATCGTGGTTTTTTGTTTGGTTGCAATCTGGGTGTTCTCCATTGCAGCTGCAGGTGAAAGCAAATGGCATGAACCTTTTGCGTACTGCGTCTGCTAAGGATTCCCTATCACTTTGTTCCATTACCTCTCCTTGATAGTTGGATGAGTAGTTTAGACACATACTCAGGTGCTTAAGAACCCCCTTTTAGATCGGGTAGTTTAGGCACATACCCAGGTGCACCAACCAACCACGTTAGGCATTACCTAACGGAAGGGTTAAAAGGAGTTAAAACCCTCCTGCTGCCTAGAGAATGGGAAACCCTAGGCAGCCGCTCATGGCCTAAAGAGGCTATTTAGGCTCGCCATGACGAGTTATCCGCAACTCACTTCAATATCTTCAACTGCTGATTGAACGATATTGCGAAGCAAGCTGTCAAACGCAGTCTCAAAGGTGGTTGGCTCCTTCAAGCCTGCAGTGTTTGACTGCTGTTGTGCCCACTGTGCCCGAAGAGCCAAAGCAGCGTCAACCATGTCATCAGTCGAAAGCGTGAACTGAATGGCATCTGACGTGCTCCATGCTCCTGGCTGGTTTTCTTCCAACCAGTCAACCCGGTTAGACAAAGCCAAGATGCGGGCCTTGTCAATCACCTGGTTCATGTAAGCCGGTGAGTAACCTTCGCTAACAGCAAAGATTGCGTCGTAGTCCAGCTTCGGGTGGTTCTCATTGGAAGGATCTCCGAACCGTGGTCGTTCAACAGGCTTGCCCTCAACCTTGAGCTGCACAAGACGCGTGAAGGACTCAAGGTCAAAGTCGCCCAACTGCATGAACGTGTGAATACGTCCAGCACGCAAGAACCCAGGGTCAATCTTTTCTGGGTAGTTGGTGGTCATAACGACCATAGTTGGGCGTCCCTTGGACTGCATACCATCGAACTGCTCAAGTAGGTCAGATACCTTCTGACGGTCCCTGGAGCTGGCAGCAATCTCAACGTCCTCAACGATAAGGACAGAGGGACGGCGATCTTCACCATACATGTTGACCAACTGCTTACCAGCCACGATCTCGCTAGCAGTAGCCTGAATGACAGTGCAACCGTTCTCATTTGCGACTTGGCACAACCAAGCGATGATGGATGACTTACCAGTACCGAAGTCAGCCGAGAGAAGGGTGTTGTTCGTGAGTGGCAAATTAGCAGCCTTCACCACTTCTGGGTGCTTGACGCGAAGGAACATCTCAGCCTTGAGAGTTCTTTCGATCTCGCGACGGAACACTAGGAAGTTGGGGTTAACCGCGTTCGCAGTGTCAATGAACTCAGGATCATCCTTGGCCGTAATTGTGCGACCTCGGTAGATACTGTTTTCCTGCAGAACCTTCTGAATGGTGTCCAGAAGAAGAAGCGCCTCAGTCTCAAAGCGCTTTTGGGATACCAGAGACACGGCATAGATCATTCCGTGCTGTTCATGGCGCGAACCACCAGTGGTGATTGTTGCCTTGATCTCTGGGATGTAGATCTCGCCCCACGGGACAGTGGTGGAATCATTGACACCAGGGCCAGTCTTGATTACCACATTTGTAGCGGGGGTAGAGCCGAACATTCCAGCTTGAGGGCGCTGGAAGCCTTCGTGGTTGTACAGGTGAAGGAGAGCAAGCTTGGTAGCGTGCGCACCATCCCAAGGGCGGTAATGGTACTCCCGAACCTGCTGGAAGTCCTCCTTCTCCAAGCGGATCTTCTCTTGGAACAACTCAAGCCCTTGCTCATTTGACATGGGCTCGGGCTTGGCGATGTAGGACTCTTTCCAGTCCTGGATACCGTTCTGTGCTGTGATGGGCTTTCCATCAATCATAATTGCCTTTGGTGCTGATGACATCTTGCTCTCCTTTAGTTTTTGTCGTCGGTTGCTAGTTGCACACATCGGGGGCAGGCGCCATCCGTTGCGTCGTGCTGGTGCTGTCCTACAGTGACTTCGCTTCGGTCGTCTGAAGCGTCGTACTTGTTCTGGATAAATCCCCAGATGTATGAGTAGATATCCTCATTGATGCTTTGCAGATCCTCGGACTTGAAGTGCTGTCCGACATCAATTGTGATGCGCTGTGTTGCCATGCTTCTTCCTTCTTTCTTGGTTGGTTTTGGAAGAGGGGAAGGTCCCGTTGCTCATCCCAGAAAACAGGACCTTCCCCGGACTGTGGGTGTTACATCGCCGCCATGTAGATAGCGAGGCGATTAACAAATGCGTCATCGCACTTGGTTAGCGCGTTGAGCACCTTGTTGCGGTAGTCATCCTCATCGCCCTTGTAGTACGACGAGCTGATGAAGCGACCGCCCTGTGTGTTGTCGTGAACAAAGCGGGCAATCTGGTGGAGCTGCTTGCCCTGAAGCGTTCCGACTTTGGTTGCCAGCTGGATGCGTGGGTCAACCTTTGAGTTCTCAACTGCTTCAAGCGATGCTGCCTGAGCGGCTGCGATGATGGCTCCAACTGCCGTGAGCGCACCGATTGCGGTGACTTTGGCAACGCTGGACAAACGTGATGTGGTGCTTTCTTGCTTGGACATCTTGTTCTCCTTGATGGTTGTTTTGTGGAAGCGAGCCTTTTAACCTCATGCTCAGGAAGTGTTGCTGGTTACTTCTTGGCGCTGTTGAGGGATGCCTCAATAGCCTTATGGTCAACTTCATCAAAGATGCGACCATAAATGAGCTCGGTACCCTTGCGGACACCGTGAAGAGCAAGTCCTCCAACTACGAGAACTGCGGTCTTTGCAACGAACACTCCAGCTTTGCTTGCTAACATGTCTATCTCCTTCTTGTTTGGTTGATGAAATGACTAAGCGGGAGCCATCACCACTTGTATGGTGACAACTCCCGCTTAGGGGTGGGTTAGTCAAACGCAAGTAAAGCTAACCCGTTCTTACCGACTCGTGGGCGGTAAGAAATTTGATGTTACTTGTCTTGCTTTGCAGAGTCAATCCGAGTCTGTGCCTTGGATGTCAGTGACTCGGCTCGCTTGGTGAAAACCTTGGCAATAGCCAGGTTGAGCTTGGCCTCGTTCGCGTTGATCTGCGCACGAGCTAGATCTATTTGTTGCTGGTTCATCTCTTTCTCCTTTGTGTTGGGTTGTGGAAACGAGCCTTTTAGCCTCGTACTCAGGAGGTGAAATTTGCTACAACTTAGGAATAGCCTTCGTCGTCAGTAGCAACAGGATCAGCGTCATCTTCTTCAACGCCTTCTTCGTAGCAATCTACGCACATGTCGTTATCGTAGATTGGTAGGAATTTATCGCACCACCCGCATATCTTGATGTAGTTCTCCATTTGCTCTCCTTTTGGGTTGGAAAAGCACTAAGCGGGAGTCAAAGACGACGGGGGATGCGCCTAAGACTCCCGCTTAGCGGGTCCCAATGTACGACGGGGGATGCGTACAAAGGGAGTTTTTGGGTCACGCGAGGCCTGTATTCGGACATGGCTACCGCGCTATGGCTAAATTATAGCACCTTTTGCTGGCTAGTGCAACTACCAACTAGAGGCGTATGTGTAGTGCTGGTAGAAGTTACCCTTGGGGGCTGTTGGGTCCATTTCGGCCAGCAGATCCTCGAGTTCCTTCTTTGTTCTATCTAGGACACTCCAGTAGCGTTCGTCTAAGTCCGCTGAGCCAAAGAAGAGGCCAGACGCAGGCGGCAGTAAGGTCAAAGCCCTTTCAGCGCCTAACGTTAAGCTTTTGTCTTTAGCGTCCAGTATGACTGTAACTACGGATAAAAGGGAACTTATATCGTCTCTATTTACGAGATACGTGCCACAGTTATCCTCACCATTCTGGACGTTATTAACGAACCATCTGTGAATCTGGTTTGCTTTTCGCCAGTAGATCATGCTCTCAGTGATGCTCTTAACCCGATCATTCTTGATGTTAACGGGCATCACAGCGGCATCTCTAGCATCTTCGTTAGAGGTGTCGTAGAACATGGTCACGCGGTCTAGGTACATATCAAGGCCCATTAGACGACCTCAACATCTACTGGCTGATCCCAAACTGACTCGTATTCGCTCTCGTCCCAAGAGAACTCTTGAAACGCGCCTATTACGATGTGTGTGTCAGAAAGGGACATAACATGCTCAACAGCCTCGTCAGTGACTACTGGGATATCCCTGGCCGTTGGCAGCCACTCGTTCTCAAAGTCCAGCTTGGCTAAGGTGACGTTGTTGCAGAGCGTGTTCAGGCTGTTTCCTTCTGGATCTGAGTAAACCAAGACTGGATTGTCTGGGTTGGCTCCACTCTTAATCAGCGAGTCACACAGGCTCGCTAGATCTCTTAGCGTCAAGACGCTTGTTGGTACTTGGATATCTTCTGACATTGCTATCTCCTTATTTTGGGCAACAAAAAAGGCCCCAGAACTGTTCTCTGGAGCCTGCTTTAAATCAACCTAGTTCGGAAGTGTCTCCCGGCGACCGGGCCTTCTGACCGTATTTCGGTTGAAACGTGTTAGCTACGTGCTTACCAGAAGCTTCACTAACCGTGTGCGAGTTCCCTCGCTTGGTGATAAATATACCGGATTGGGAACTACTTGTCAAGTTCTAACCGGAAAATATCCTTCATAGACATACTTTTTAACCGTAATTCATTGCGTAACTCGGCTAAATCTTCCTTAGAAATGATTTCTTCGGGTATATCCATGCCATCTTTGCTGTCAATCAGATCCAAAATCATTGGATTAATTGACTCTTGGGTGTGCTGATACATCATAATTCCCAGCAACATTTCCCTGTTCATGCATAGTTCACCGTGCAAATCTCTAACATCTTTGAGATTAAGCACTGAAACTAGGACGTCAAAGCTGAGATCAAACGCTGAGGCTTTACGCTCGCGCTCAGGGTCAATCTCAACCTCTCCAGTAATTGTACTACGAATGTCCGAAGAATAAAAGACAGGCTTGGAATTCCTGTTGTAAACCTCGCAAACGATGGATTCGCATACGTTTCGGTCTCCTTCTTCGAACTTTGCTTGCAACTCATCGCCAAAGGTGTCTCCCTCGCGGAAGGTATTCCTGCCAATAGCGATGAAATCAATGTCGTCCAGTGAAGTACCAGACTCCTTGATGAATATGCCTAACGCTCCCTTAATGGCCGGGATCATAAACTCGCTAGGCAGTTCGTCTCTAGCATCTTGCAATCTAGTCATATAAGGCATGACTTGACCGTGCATACTGACAACTATCAGCGGGAGATTCAGGTGCAACTTATCCTTAGCGATATCTACAAATACATCGTTAATTTTCTCTTTGATGATCAGTTCTTTCATTTCATACTCCTTGTAGTGTTAATTGGTGGTTTTCGCTTTCTTGAACTGTTTGTAGCCTCCTTGCTTTCATTTCGTCGCTCATGTCTAGGTACGCTTCTTTTCTTGCAATAACAATGTCATCTACACATGTATCGCAACCTCCGCAGTCTTCTTCAAACATTCTGAGTATTTCTATCTCCAAATGCAGAACATTACTGCTTAATACGCGAGGTGTTATAGCGTCCAAGATGTAATCAAGCGACTTTTCTTTGAGCAGCCTTTCGGTATTTGCGTAATACCTAGGGGATGAATTAGCCAAGTAGTCTAATTCGTATTCAGCTACGTGCAGTATCACTTCGGTTGATAGATGCACTCCTGTGTAGCAGTCTTTTAGACTATCTGAATACATCTCTCTGTAAATATCTTCAGATAGCTTTTTGATAGCAGCATCGATGAATTTTCTGCGCTCTACTGATACAGCCATGATGCAAACTCCTCATCGTAATCTGGATCGCCAGGAGTAAGGATTCCATTTTCGTAATCCCAAATCTTGGCCATCGTAACCTCTTCGTCATCTTTTTCCCTAAAGAAATCTAGGCGCTCTTTTACAAGAGATGACGTTTTTTCTAGAACAGCCAAAGTGCGGGCCATTTGTAGTTTTAGCGTTTCACTCCGTTCTACTAGCTCTAACTGTATTCGTAAATCCATTGGAACTCCTTCCTGACATAAAAAGACCAGGACCGCCTAATGGGTAATTAGACGATCCTGGTCTGGTTTTAGACATAGCTGTTGCAATGTCTGATGTGTATATTTTATCATATTTTTACCGCTATTTCAACAGTGATCTAACGTGATCCTGTCCCACGTCTCGTCGGAGACTAATCCATCAAGATGTAAGGACTGGATCAAATCGCCAATGCACACTGCTTGTAATTTGCCACCCAAGCGCTCGCTTGTTTCAAACCAGTACTCGTCTTCAGTTGTGACTACCGTGTCTTCAAGGTCAGCGCCTTGCTCTAACCAGAACAGGGCAGTGACAGAAGCTTTTACGAGTTCTTCTGAATCAACTGAAGGCCAGAAGTTGCTACGAAAATGCGATCTAATAGTGCTTTCGTAGCCATCCTCAGACATTACTTCTTACCGAAGGTAATGCCGCTCTCAATAGCCCGCTGGATTGCTTCGTGGCCAGCTGCAGAGCGACGTCCCTTGCCTGGCTTAGCCAAGCCCTTCTCAATCAAATAGGCGTGCTCACTTTCGTAGTGCGTCTTTTGATCTACTTGCGTTTCATTTTGCTGTGTTGATTCCATTACCTTTTCCTCTCGTTGGCTGTGACATGGGCATTCACAGACTCTTGTTGTAATTAGATCTTTGTCCAGAAATGAAGTTATTTCAACTGGACAGTTTTCGTGGTAGCCGGTTAAGCACCAGCCGGTCAGTTTATTCGCCATAACTTGAGTCATATAGCTCCTCCCAATCAACAGAAAGAAGCTTTGTCCACATTGTTTTACCAGTCGCAGACAAACCATCTTCGTTCTTGTGGTTCCACCCATCAGCCCTAGCCTGCTCCCACGCTTCTTGGGTTAACTGCAGGGTCAGGCGGGTTGTGTGGGTGTCCCCATACTCACCTGCTGGGCATATCGCAGAGAAACACTCGGTAAGCACAAAACCAGTGCGTACCTGCTCGTCCCAGCGCTGTGCGTAGTGATTCGGGGGAGCATCTTCATCCATGTCCTGCTGCTCCATGAACTCAACCTCCCCGATAACTCGGCAGAAGATAAGCAGATCTGTGTCACCAGTCTGCGCTACCACAGAGGCATTTAACCAATAGGTACTCTCTGGCTTGAGAGCGTCCTGTAGCTTTCCAACTAAATTAGCGTTAACCGCTGCTTTTTCGTTCTCAATTAGTTCTTCTAGCCATGCGATTGTTTTTACACTAGTTTCGTTTGACGCTAGCGTTCTCTTAATGTCGATCATCTTATTCCTCCTTATAGATCTGGTAGATGCATTCTCTAGCCATTCTGAGTAGATCCTTTTTTGGTATCGGATAAGGCGTGCGGGGATTGATTTTCTCTCCCAGCCATTCAGCCAACCGCGTCTCTGTTTCGCTGTATACCCTTACATTTTCTTCGTTCAACTGTTATTCGCCACCCACTCTTGGAACCTAGTAGTGATTGGACCGATCTTTTCTGTGTTAGCAGCAATGCGAGCAGTTGAGGACTCGATTGTTGCGACATCAAGGTTGTTGAACCCATTGCCAGCCGCAACTGCTGCATCGCCTGTGTCGCGCAGAACCGTGCCCATATCGCGCAGGATAGCGGCAAGCTCTGGGTCTTCGCATACCTTAGATTCGCTCAGGATGCCATCAGCAGCCGCAGCGATCTGATTACCAGCCGAAATAACACCGTCTGGGTCTTGGTTGCCAGCAGCCGTAGAAACGGCCTCCGCGCCGTCTACAGCAGCCGAGATCAGGTTCTTAACCCTCTCGGCCCCACCACTTTCTACCCAAACCTGGGAACCGGAAGCGGTGGGCTCCGCAGGAGCCGGAGCGCTATTCTCAGAACCCTGCGGGGGAGCTACGGTGTTGCTAGAGCCGCAGGCTCCGGCAAATACCAGCACGGCAATAAAAATGCCTATTCCAATAAGAATAGGCTTCTTTTTACTCTTTTTCTTTACCGGGATAGATATCCAATCTGAACCATTCCAGTAGGCATTTCCATCTGGCCTTGTCTTGACTTGATTTGTTGTTATTTCTTCATTATTACTCATTTAATCTCCTAATAAAAATAGCCCCAAATCCGTTAAAATAACAGAAATGGAGCTATAAATTGGCAGGCTAAAGATTTTTACCTGTGTGAGTATTATAAACTATAAATCAGTTTTTTACAAGTGCCCAGATGGAATGTTCCAAATGAACCACTGAAAGGTCCTCATCTATAGCTACAAGATCACCAGGTTGATAACTACCGCCACAGACATGACATGTCCCTGGCGTATCAGCAATAACAGGTCCTCCTGCATACATACTTTAATGATACATCTAGGTCTTTTCAGGTGCAATAGATTTTTGAGATAATCTCAGGAACTTTCATAGCTTTCAAATTTGGTGGGCAGGCTTGAAGTAGAGGCCCGCAGCCTCTAAAAAGAAAATATATGCCCCAGGTGCAACATTCTACTGGCGTCTTCGGCCTTTATCCAAGGTCCTAAAGCAAGGGTGTTCCCTCTCCCGGATCTTTCTTTCCGGGTCTTATCCAGCCTTTACTCACGTTGGGGTTGTGTGGCGAACATAATGCATATCTGGTACCGTGTCAACTCTGGTTGGAAGTGCTCACTAACCAGCTCGACCCCTCGCTTATCACAAGTGCCTTCACCCCCCACTTGACAAGATAGGCGGGGGGTCAACTAATGTACTCCATCCGAGCACAAGCTACCAAGGGAGAAGGCCTTGCAACGCATAAGTAATGAGGCGTGTCTAATAAACGCGCTTCTACACACAGAGAACCCAGAAGCCGCGAAACTACGCGGGATTCAACCGGAGATGTTCGTAGCCTTCAAGAGCGAATACCGCTGGCTACTGAACTACAAAGAGATATATAACTCCACCCCGAGTATCAATACGGTTCTGACTAAATTCCCAGCCTTTCCGGTCCAAGATGAAAGAGATGTGGATTTCTACTGCGATGAGGTGCGATATGCCTACACCACGCGTGAACTATCCAGAACCCTCAATACCGCCGCCCAGCATCTATCTCAAGATGATCTGGAGTCGGCGGTTTTTACTGTCTCGGCATTTACCCCGCCTTCACAAAAAGGCGTTCCGCTGACCAATACGCTGGTGGACGAGTCATTCCTAGAGAACTGGGATACCGCAGAGGAAACCTACAGAGTTCCTTGGCAGACCCTTGACGATGCCACTGGAGGTCTCCACAAGGGAGATCTGTGGTATGTGGCGGGAAGACTGGGGCAAGGTAAGTCTTGGAGCCTTGGAGCCTTCGCTAGGACCTTGGCTCTATCAGGCAAGCGGGTATTGTTCGTTTCGCTGGAAATGAGCGAGCGTCAGGTGCAACAGCGCCTACACATCATGCTGGGTAATACCTTGGGTAGCAAGATCACCCACAGCGACCTACGGAACAGGAACATCACTCCCCTGCAGTATTCGGAGCTGATGTCCACTATCCGCGAGAAGGTAACCGGGTCTGTATCGGTGCTGGATTTCTCCAGAGGACCAGTTACCCCAGCCAAGATTCAATCCATGATTAAGGACTACGACGCAGCAATCATTGACTATGCCGGTCTGCTGTCTTCATCCCTTGGGTCTAGAGCAGTTGAGGACTGGCGCACAATGGCTGCCATTTCCAACCAATTGAAGGAAGTAGCCGTAGCAACAGATGTTCCAATCGTCTCTGCTGCCCAAATCAACCGTGAGGGTGATACTTCGGGGTGGAAGCCACCGAAGGTGAAGAACCTCTCCCAGTCGGACGCGCTTGGTCAGGACGGTGATGTAGTGTTGACCCAGAAGCAATACGGTAAGGCTAATATGGTTTACAGCATAGAAAAGAACAGGCACGGAGAAGGACAGCAGTTGTTCTTCACCGAGTTTGGCCCGAACCAAGGAAAGTTTGAAGAAGTATCGGCTCAGGTAGCCAAAAGATCATACGAGCAATACAGGATAAATGAAGCGAATAATGATGACAATTACGCATAGAAAAGATAAAAATGGCAACTTTAGAAGAAGTTATAACGTTCGGACACGGTGTAGAAAGACCGTTCAACTGTCATGTACACGACGACGCAAACGCATCAGCCAGAGTTAATGTAGATAAAGGCGTTTGGTTTTGCTACGGCTGTGGAGCAAAAGGGCGTGTCGGTAATGAAGACGAGCTTCCGGACTTTACTTTTTTCCACAAGCAAATAGAAAGAACCCTTAAAAAAGCACCAGAGGTCTATCCAGAGACCTGGCTTGATCTATTTGATGCCGGACCAGTTAACAAGTACTGGCTGGGCAGATTTGGCGAAGAGGCTTGCCGAGAGTTCAGGCTTGGATACGACGCAACCGTAGATAAGCCCTGCTACCCGCTGAGATACCCAAACGGGGATGTGGCTGGTGTGGTCCACCGAAGCATCAACGGCGAAGAGCCAAAGTATCGATACCCATACGGGGTAGATATCAGCAAAATGCTGTTTAACTACAAGAACTATGTTGTAGATGAATTGTGGCTCGTAGAAGGAGCTATGGATGTAATCGCTCTGCATGAGGCGGGTATTACTGCCTTCGGCATATTTGGCTCAAGACTTAAGTACGCTCAGGTTGAATTAATTGCCAGATGCGAACCTAAGAATATTGTCCTATGTTTTGACAAAGACTCCGCAGGAGCCAAGGCCAGGATAGATGCTGCGGATATGCTGTGGAGCAAAGGTTTTAATCTATCTACGGCTAAATGGGACTCAGAAAAAGGTAAAGACCCCGGAGAACTTGCATTAGAAGAACGATGTAGTATCTTGGTCGAACCTCTTATCAGATAATCAAAGAATAGAATGGATAAAAATGAGCGACGAACAGATTATAAACGAATTAGCCACGATTGAGCGGGCTGCCTATAAGACTATGAAAGAGGCAGAGCTCCTGCACATCAAGGCAAAACGAGCACTTTGTGAAGAAATTGAATCCCGCGGAGTTAGCGTGGTTGAATGGGGCGACCAAGTTATTTCAAGAATCGCCAGCGAGCGCGTCAAGATCGACGAGGCCAAGTTCAAGGAACTGGTCAGCGCTGATACTTGGGACAGAGTGGTTGTTGAGAAAGTGGACAGCAACTCCGTGCGCGAGCTTATTCTCTCAGGAGACATATCCTCAGAGGTAATTGATTCTGCTATAGAAATCACGACTTCCTCCCCTTACCTACGATATTGAACTTTAGAGGTGGAAGGTGAAAAGAAAGATCAGTCCAACGACTAGACTTCTTCGCGGTGTCGCAGGCGAGTTCTACATTGTCCGCGAGGTAGCCGAGAAGACAGGCATCAGCGAAACAGCGATCCGCAAGTCAATACGTAGCGGCGTAGTGGAAATGATGCCCAGCAAAACAACTGCAAATGGAAAAATCTATCTCTTCACACCAGAAGATATAGAGCGGATGTCAAAGTACTATGCGGAAAAGAACGCTCCAAAAGACTTTGACCACGGCTCTCATCGCTTCGGAAGACCGAGGAAGTTCACGGACGAAGAGCGAATAGAGAGATCAAGGCTTCACTCCCAAGGAAACTATTGGAAGCGAAAAATCAAAGAAGCCAATACAGAAGAAGACAGAAAAATGGCAAAAATTAAATACGAAAGAATAAGGAGCCAATTAGATGAGTAAAGAAAGTCTGCTAAGCGCAGGTGACACAGTTGAAGTAGGAGTTACTCACGAAATTGTGATTGGGCGAGAAAAGTCCTGGATCAAGTTCGGTGTAACCACAAAGGTTCGCGAAGGCGAAACTGGAGAGGATGCTTCAGACAGAGCATCAACGCAAATGCAAAATGAAGTAGCAACTTTAATAAAGGATGTTGTCGCTCAAGTTGAGCGCATCGAAAATGGAGGAAAATAATGAAGTTCGGAGTAGCAGTTAAAGACAAGCCGTTTGGCGAATCATACGGATCAGATAGCGCAGATTACTTGCGCACTCTCAAAGAAGGCCAGTCCCTAGTTAGATTTATCTACCCACTTGATGGAGATAACTGGATTGGATACTACGAGCACTTCAACCCAATCAACAAGCGGTCCGTCCCTTGCTTAAGAGACGCCGATGGATCAACTGCAAACTGTGGAGCGTGCAACAGCGACTCCAAGGATTTCCGTTATGCAGGACGCAAGGTTGCTACGAATATCCAGCTTGTTGACAAGGGAATCACCATGCCCCTGAAGATGAGCCAGCGACTGTTTGAGGCTATTGAGCGTAGAGCCGAGCGAGATGGCGGAGACGTCACTAAGCGCGACTACCTTATT